CGTTGCCACCCCAAAGTAGCCAAGCAACTAATCCTGCACCAGGATATCCTGGATCTGAGGAATCTTTATTCTGTGGTGCTTGTCCATCTGCCTTGTGTCTTGCGAACCAAGGTGCCATCTTTCGTACTTTATCTTCAGAGATATTGCCATCAGCCATCTCTCTTGCTGCTCTTTTGGTACCTTCAGTTAGACCGTCGCCACCAAAACCTTCTGCTAAATAATCCAGACCTCTTTGTGCATTGTTCTTTATGAACTCTGGAACATTGTCTACTGGCATTATTCCTTGACCTCATCACTGTATGCAGCCTTTGGATCTGTTGGATCAACCAAAGATACCTGTTGCAACTGTGCTGAAGGAAGTCCTGTGTGATTTAGATCTGTCATATCTAGCATCTTAGCCACATCGTCTGGGTTGTATCCAACTTGTACAAGTATAGAAGCAATCTCAGCCTTCATCTTATCTCCAACAAGTGGTGCTTGATTAGCATCAATGTTCTGGAGAGGAAGTCTGTATTGATCTCCTGGCTCTCCAAGTGATGATAAGTCTTCGTAGTTGCGTACATCGTTTAGTGACAAGAAGCCTTCTCTTAGTCCCTTTGTGTATGCATCAAAACGCTCAATTGTAGTACCACGCAAAAGTGCATCTAGGTTAAAGCGAATAAATCCATCTGACTCAGGAAGTAGTGGAGATAGTGCTTGTTCCAAACGCTCTAGCAATGGACGCAATGAGTGTTGTACAAATGAAAGGTTCTGTGCTTCTACAGATGAGTAAGACATAGAACCTGCAACTGGGTGTCCTAGTAGTGTTAGTGGGACACGGAAGATTCTTGCAATGTCTTCCACATTGAATTTTCTAACTTCAATTAGTTGTGCGTCAGAAGCGTTTAGTTGAAGTGGCTTAAATGCTGCACCACCAGAAAGAATACCAACCTTACCAGACATGTATGGGCCTGAGTGTGATTCTTGCCAGTTAGTAGCAATATCTCTTGCTTGTTCTGCGTTTAATTCTCCTGCAACTTCAATAACTCCACCAGGATTTGATGCATTACCAAAGTATGATGCAGCGTATGTGTCAGAAGCCTGTGCAATACCAACAGACATACGGCAAGCACCAATTGGGCTTAAGCCATAATATGATCCTGGCATTCTAAATAGTGGGATATGAAGAACTTCTTTACTTGTCAGAATTTGATCGTATAGATTATTATCTATATCTTTAACTCTGTATACAAGTGGTTCTCCTGGAATAGGTCTTTCAATTCTTACTTCATTTGGGTTTAGTACATATAGTTCTGTTACTTCATCATTATCATCTCGTACCGTCAAAATAAATGCATTACCATGTAGGTGTAGAGAAGTAATTACTTGCTCAATAAATTCTAGTCTTGTTGATTCTGGGTTTGGCTTATTTACCCATTCTGGTGTATAGCCATAAACTGTTTGATATGAAAGACGATTGCGACCTCTGCGTACATAAGCACCCATTGGCAATGAAGAAATAGTATCTCCAAGTAGTCTTACGCATGAATAAACGGTAGATGTACGAATAGCAGACTCTGTGTCTACATATGTACCAGTATTAGCAACACCAAATAATGGACGAGGAGGAATCAGAGGTAGAATGTACTGACTATTCATGTCTCTGGCTTCTTCAGATGCCCTCAATCTTTTAGATAGACTCATTTATTTATCCTTTTCCATTAGTTAATTTTACCATGTTGCTATGCCTACTCGCTTCCAGGTATCTGTTGCTATGCAGATATATATGTAGTCATTATCATATGTGATTGTTCCTACTGTTCCCGTCGCAGTTGCTGAGGCTGGAGTCTTTGTAGTTAATTGCAAATCTCCATAAATACGGACAGATCCAGCATTTCCACCAGAAGAGTCAAACTTACCCTTGATTAAAGGTGTAGTTGTATTTGAGTTAGATATGTACAGATTATCAGATGTTTGTTCATTCTGCCCTGCAAGGGAACCAATAAACACATTTCGTGAGCCTGTAGAGTTGTTTTGACCAGCAAAGCGACCAATGGCTGTGTTGTTGGTACCAAAATTTGTGGTTGCTACTATAACAGAGAATCCTGAACCAGTCAGTAATCCTGCAGGTACTGCACTAAATGGATCAATAGTTATAGGCTGTCCAACTCTAATAGCACCAGAACTTACAATTGTAACGACAGTTACTGCTCCACCTGATACAGTTAAATCCATACTGCCGTAAGGAAAATAATTACTTCCATTGCCAAAAATGGCTACTCCAGAATAAAATCCATCTGTATATCCACTACCACCAGTAATTGCTCCAAGAGTAGCAATTGTAGATGTTGTATTTTGTAGTGCTGCTCTACCAATTCCAGTATTTGTTCCTTCAACATTGTTTAGTAGTGTTAATCCACCAATAGCAGTATTTTGGATACCAGTAGTATTTGCATTAAGACAAGCATTTCCAAAAGCAATATTTCCATTACCAGTCGTATTATTAGCAAGGTTTAAGAATGCTCCTACTGCCGTGTTTCCACCACCAGTAGTGTTAGAAGTCATTGCTTGATATCCAATAGCCATGTTCTGATTGCTTGTTGTAGGATTTCTAAGTGCTTGGTATCCAATAGCAGTTGAAATTTGATTTGCAGTATTGTGATTTTGAAGTGCTTGATATCCAATAGCCATTAATGCATTTGGGCTGGTATGATTTTGAAGTGCTCCCATGCCAATTGCTATATTTCCTTGACCAGTAAGACTATTGGCCAACGCTGCTACTCCTACTGCTGTGTTTTCACTTCCTGTTGTGTTATTTTCAAGTGCACCAGATCCCATGGCAATATTGTTACTACCAATTGTAGTTAAACGAAGAGTAGACTGTCCAACACCAACATTGTTTCCACCAGTTGTATTTGTGTTTAATGAATTAGCACCAAAGGCAGTATTTGAAGCACCACTTGTATTAGCGTACAATGCACCTTGACCAACAGCAGCATTTCCTTGACCTGTTGTATTGTTCTCAAGTGCGTTGTTTCCAATAGCAAGATTTCCACTTGCAGTTGTACTGTTTACTAATGTTCTAAATCCTATTGCAAGATTTGATACACCAGTTGTATTAGAATTAAGAGCAAAACTACCAATACCAAGATTATAATTACCAACGGTGTTATTTTGTAATGCTTGAGAACCAATTGCTGTATTTTCAGCACCTGTAGTGTTGTACTGAAGTGACTGGGAACCAATACCAACATTCTGACTTCCAGTTGTATTTGCATTTAAAGCAGCGTTTCCAACTGCAAGAAGTCTAATTCCAGTGGTGTTTGATGTTCCAGCACTCTGTCCTATTGCAATGTTTCCATTTTCAACATTGTTTCTAAGTGCTTCATAACCAATAGCAATATTTGCTCCAGTAGTTATGTTTTCTTCTAAAGTATTATTTCCAATAGCAACATTGTTGGTTCCAGTAGTATTATTCTGCATGGCAAAACCACCAATAACGGTATTTCCACCACCCGTTGTATTATCTAAAAGTGCATTTTGGCCAATTGCTGTATTTGAGCCACCTGTTGTATTATTTACAAGAGTAGAATTACCAATAGCCACATTTGCAGTACCTGTGGTATTTTGCTCAAGTGCAGCATTACCAATACCAATATTGTTGCTTGCAGTACTATTACTTAGAAGAGCACTTCTACCAATTGCAATATTGCTTGATCCCGTTGAATTTGCACCAAGAGCATTAGCACCAAAAGCCACATTCTGAACACCAGTTGTGTTAAATCTAAGTGCTTGATCTCCAATAGCAGAGTTTGCTAGACCTGATGTATTTGATTCAAGAGTAAAGTTACCAATTCCAATATTTTGAAGACCTGTATTAGCCTGTAATGATCTATATCCAATACCAATAATATCACTTTCAGTATTTTGATTAAGTGCTTGTGTACCTATAGCAATGGCTCTATCTATTGCTGTTCCGCCTGATGGAAAACCAGACATTGCTGCTACACCAATTGCTGTATTAAAACTACCAGTTATGTTAGAACTTCCTGCAAATGTACCAATAGAAAGGTTTTCGTTACCTGTAGTATTGTCTCTGCCTGCTTCTTGTCCTATTGCAGCATTATTACTTCCAGTAGTTGTATATTTTAATGCTCTTCCGCCAAGTGCAACATTTTGTGCACCTGTTGTATCGTTATCAAGAGTATCTGCACTACCAATAGCAATATTAGAAAAACCAGAACCAACGCCTTTATCAATTTGTATTTGATTATCAATAGTAATTCCACTTGCAAATACTGGATCTCCAGTACTCATTACAAATGTATCACCTGTACCTGTTTGTGAGAATATAGACGATGTTCCTGATGTAGATCTAATTGGTCCCGCAGTTAAATCGCCACCACCTGGACCTGTAGCACCAGTTGCACCTGTGGCACCTGTTGTGCCTACTCCTGTTGCTCCTGTAGCACCTGTAACTCCTGTGGCTCCCGTTGGTCCTGTAGGACCAGTAGCACCTGTAGAACCAACACCCGTTGGTCCAGTGCTTCCAGTTACGCCTGTAGGACCTGTTGCTCCTGTGGCTCCTGTTGGACCCGTAGGTCCAGTTGCACCAGGATAGCCAGGAGACATAACTTCAACTTGATTGTCTTGTCTATTGACAACAACTCTGTTACTTGTCATTCATTTTCTCCTTCAGGCAACGGTATATTAAAAAACGAATAAGCATCTTCCATTGTATCAAACCAGTGCCATCCATCTATTGGATATGTATGTTCGTCCTTTGATTCTTTTCTTAGTTCATACTCTTTGCAAAGAACATAGTTTGCTCCATAAGAAACGGCTTCGCTCTCATATTTATAAAATCCAGAGGTCATCCTACTACCGTCCATCCTTTATTTGTTGCAATTGATGGAGTATCTGATGCTACTCCTGGATTGCCTGTTACTGTGATTGTTCTATCAGATGTGACTGCTGCAATTCCGCCTGAAATATAAGTTCCAGTTGCTGCATTTGTAATTGTAAATGTTCCTGCACCTGCGTTTACAGAAGCAACAGTACCACTAATATTATACGCTACTGGATCAACTCCTGTTATTGTTACTGAGCGACCAACAACAAATGGAGATGTATTTCCTACTCCAACTGTTACGGTTACGGTTGTTCCATTTCCACTTACAGTTGTTATAGCAGGATTAAGTGTGGCAAGCGATGTATACATTTCATCAAGTTGTGCTGCACCCATTGCACAGTTTTGAAAAGTTTGTGTCCATTTATTTCCAGTAATTTTTGCACGATTAAGATTTCCAGCAGCCTGAGTTGCTGTTGCATTTCCTAAGCCTAAAAGATTATTTGCTAATGATGATATTGAACTTAAGTTAAGTTCTGCTATTTCTTTTATACTTGTGCTTCCAGAAGTAAATATATTTGATATATTTGTAACAGCAGAAGTATTTAATGCAGGTAAAAATACCATACCACTAGAAAATCTAAACATACCAGACATATCTGTAACTGCTGCTGTATTAAATACAGGAATGCTCTCTATACCAGCAGTTCCATAAAGAAAATTTGCCATATTTGTAACTAATGCTGTGTTAAATAGTGGAACAGATTTTAAAGAATAACAGTTAAAAAACATTCCTGACATATTTGTTGCAGATGCAGTATTCCAGAAAGGAACAGATTCTAATGAATAGGCTGCAAAAAACATACTTGAAAAGTCTGTAACTGATGCAGTATTAAAAAATGGAACAGTTCTTAAAGAAGCACAAGCATTAAACATGCCAGACATACCTGTAACGGAAGCAGTATTATATAAAGGAACAGATTGTAAAGCAAGGCATCCATTAAACATGTTTGAGATGTTTGTCACTGATGCAGTATTAAAAAATGGAGCAACTTTTAAATTTCTACAACCCTGAAACATAGATCCTGTATTTGTTAAAGTTCCAGAAGTATTAAAAACAACATCTTGTAAAGCATAGGAGTTTTGAAAAAGTCCATTCGCAGCAGTAGTAGTAATATTTGATGAAAAAATTTGAATTTGTTGAGCCAAACCAGTAAGAACTGTTGTTGCTGATTGTGAACCAGCCAAAGTTATACTTGTAGCATTTGGAGCAGCAATAGAAAGGCTTAGCCATGGACTAAAAATAGTGGTTGATGCAGTAAGTGCAGAATGTCTACGATTTAATTGCAAATTTGAGAATGTTCTACCTGCTGTTGTTGGAGTAATTGTTACAATTGCTTGACGATATCCTTCAGATGTTAAAGTTCCTGATGATATTGATGACCATGTATAGTTCTTTTCTGCCGTTGTTCCGCTTGCAAAGTTTGCAGATGTTCCATCGCCCCAGTCAACTGTGTATGTACTTGCATCTGTAGTTGCAATATTAACAGCAAAATAATTAGAATCTTGATTAAAAACAGCAACAGTTCCAATTACTTTTTGATCAGATGCTGCTGGTACAGTATAGTCCAACCAATCAGAAGGTTTTACCCAGCCAAGATTATTCTCAGTAGAAACTGGCTTGCCTCTGTCAAGTCCTATTGGAGCATTACTTGTACGAAGTACAGTCATTAGACAATTTCACTTCCAAAAGCCTGGAATGCAAAGGATGTATTAGAAGCACGAACAGTAACAACATCTGTAGCACCTAAAGTAACACCTAAAGTAAGTGTAATTGAGTCATTTGCATTAAGAGTTGCATCATAAACCACAAAGTGTTGGGCTACAATGGATGCTCCTGCTGGTCTTATTGCTACTCTAAATGTTCCTGTTGTTCCTAAATTGGCAACAGTTATTGTTGACACTACCGTTTGAGTTGAGGCTGGAACTGTGTAAAGAGTCGTATCTGTTGTTGCTGCTGGGTTAGATTGGCCCAGTACCTTATATGTTGTTGCCATATTATGCTCCTATTAGTAGTAATCCTGAAAAGTCTGCTCCACCTGATGGTCCTGTGGCTCCAGTTGGTCCTGTAGGACCAGTTGATCCTGTTGTTCCAACTCCTGTTGCACCAGTAGGTCCTGTTGGACCAACATCTCCTGTTACTCCTTGTGGACCAGTAGCACCTGTGGTGCCAATTCCTGTAGGACCTGTAGAACCAGTAGGGCCTACATCTCCTGTAACACCAACAGGGCCTGTGGCACCTGTAGCACCTATACCTGTAGGTCCTGTAGCACCAGTATCACCAGTAACTCCTATTGGACCTGTAGAACCAGTGGCACCAACGGGACCAGTAACACCAGTCACGCCAATGTCACCAGTTACGCCTTGTGGTCCAGTTGCACCTGTCGCACCAATTGGGCCAGTACTTCCTGTTGCTCCTGTAGGACCAGTGTCGCCAGTAACTCCAACGGGACCTGTGGCTCCTGTAACACCTGTAGGTCCAACTGGGCCTGCTGCTGCTTCAAGACTTGTGACTACATATGAGTAGTGTGTAACACCTTCTGTTGTAAAACTATAATTATGTGCTGTTGCATCACCATTGACACCATAGATCTCAGCAATCATTCTTTGTCCAACAGTTACTGCTGTTGTTGGAAGAGTAATGTCTGTTTCTGTTAATACTGGTGCTGATGCACCATTCCATCCAGTTAATGATGTGTCTGAATCGCCAATAGTTGAAATTACTGTTCCTGCGTTATCTGCTAACTTCAAACGAACAAATACTGATAGGTCATCATTACTTGCAGGCTTAGTCATCTGCATAATGAAACGCTGTACTCCACCTGGAATCAATGTAAAGTCAAATGGTTCTGAGATATATGAAGCAATCAAAGATGTTGCACCACCAGCAATGTTTAGAGTAGTTGTATTCTCTGCTGCTGATACTGGATTTTCACCTAATTGTTTAAATCCCGCTAATTCTGTGACAGATGCATTAAAGAAGTAGTTACGACCAGAAGTAATTCCTTGTGGGCCTGTAGAGCCTGTGGCTCCTGTAGGGCCTGTAGCACCAGTTGCTCCAATAGGTCCTGTTGAGCCAGTGGCTCCTGTGGGACCAGTAATTCCTGTAACACCAATAGGGCCAGTAGAGCCTGTTGCTCCAACGGGTCCTGTGCTTCCTGTGGGTCCTGTATCTCCAGTTACACCAATAGGTCCAGTGCTTCCAGTAGGTCCAATATCTCCAGTTACTCCAACGGGACCTGTTGGTCCAGTATCTCCAGTAGGCCCAGTTTGTCCTGTTACTCCAATAGGACCAGTTGGTCCAATATCTCCTGTAACTCCTGTAGGTCCTGTAGAACCAGTAGGTCCAGTAGGACCAGTAGATCCAACAGGGCCAGTAGTTCCAGTTACTCCAGTAGGTCCAGTTTGTCCTGTAGGACCAGTTTGTCCTGTAGCACCAGTCGCTCCTGTAGCACCACTTGGACCTGTTGGTCCAGTTGGTCCAGGAAAACCAGGATTCATGACTCTTACAACATTGTTGTTTTCATCAACAGTAACTTGTATACCTAAATTAGGCATTAACTGTTACCTCTGCTCTGACAGTTACCTGACCCATTACTAATCTTTCAATTGTTCCACCAGAAATTATGTCTAAATCATAAACATATAATGCTGGATCTAATGCTAGTGTTTGCTCATCAGTTGCAAGAATGCTGATTGTTCCTGTTGGGCCATTAATTGTTAATCCGCCATTTTCAGTAGTCAAAGTTAATGCAGCAGGATCTGGTGCACCATACTTTAGACGCAATTGCATCTTGGCAGTATAGCCAGTTAGGTTAATTGGAACGCCTGCACCATTTTGATACACCATTTGAAGTGTAAATGTAGCACCTTGATCCATTACAAAGTTATATGTACCTGCTGTTGCCATGTTATTCCTTCTCCGTTGCCCAAATTAAAAAGCCACCTAGTGCTATAAAACTAATAGGAGGAAAGATTAGAAACAGTCCATATGAAGCAAGGGCTACGCCTACTACCTCTGTTGTTAGTGACCAATCAATGTTTGGCTTCTTTGTTTTCATCATTCTCCTTTATAGTGAAAAGAACCTGGCTACAGGCTTAGTTGGTACTGGCACAGTTGCTCTATCATAACTAAATATAGATGCAACACATGCGTCAATCTTCTTCTTGCTATTTGCTTTTTGAATCATTAGGCCTCTTGATGATGTTTTAGTCATAGAGTTTGCCACATGTCTATTTAATGCTTCGTGTCCAGAGTGTGTAAAGGACCCATTCATAACTGCTTCATAGAACTTAGCAGTAGCAGGAACCATGCGTTCTGCAGTATTTGGATAAGACACTACTGGCATTCCTTCCTCATCAAACAACATAAATGTTCTTGAGTATCTTGCAGGATCAAAAACAATCTCTCTCATGCTATAGTCTGGGTTTCTATAAGCATCAATGATTGTTTGTTCTACTTCTGCCACTGGAATCCACCAGTTTTGATCTGCATCATCTGGTCTTTCCCAAATATTTAAGATATCTAAGTGTGGCTTTTCGCCACCCAGATACCATATTACCACAGCAGTTGAGTCTCCGTTAAAAGATCCATCAAAGCCAAGTATAACATCTTCTTGTGGAATCTGCTCTCTGTTTTTTAGAGTTAAAGCATCCCAAGCATCAGTAGGAATCCAAGTTTGTGCAGAGTCAGTCCATAGGTTAAGTCTCTTAGTTTTAAACTCAGCCTCTGGTGTCAATAAGGATGCTGACTTCATATCTTCCGCAGATAAAATATCGCCGTAAGAAGGATTTGCTAACTTCCAGTTATCTTCGTCCTTGTAATTGAGTTTTTCATCGCCTTGGTACCACGCAAAAAAGAAGGAAGGGTCTTCAACCTCTCCTTTTGCTAACTGTACGCCTCTTTGATACATCTGATAACACAGAGATTCTTTTCCAGAAGAGTCGTATTTCGTTCCAGCAGTGGTTATCGCCACAAGCATTGGCTCTAAACGAGCACCCATAGACAGAGACATTGTGTCGTAAAGTTCTCTATTTGGCTGTGAATGCAACTCGTCAAATGCCACAAATGTGGAGTTTAAACCTTCTTTTGTGAACGCTTCTGAGGAAAGTGCTCTATAAACTGTACCTGTGCCTGGATTATATATAACATCTCTGAATGTTTGTAGTACGGCAGATAGTTCTGGCTCTAGTTCAATCATTCTCTTTACCGTTTTGAAAATAATCTTAGCCTGATCTTTATCTGCAGCACAAGAATAAATCTGTCCACCGTTTACGCCAAGCAATAACTGCTCTAGGACCAGAGTCGCTAGTAGGGCAGACTTACCTGCTTTACGAGGAATGCCAATTAAAGCACGACGGTGTTTTAGAAGGCC